TATCACTGGATACCTAACCCCTACAACTTACCCTTTATCCTACACATTGACGATAACCCCTCTAACAACCATTGGACCAACCTTAGATGGGGAACTAATCTTGATAATGTCAGGGATATGATACAGAAGGGTAGAAGAGGGACCCCTAAACGGATACAACACTATAAAATACTGGGACCAGATGACACTCTTTACGATATCACTAACCTCAAAAACTTTTGTAAAGAACACGACCTGGACCACTCACACATGAGTAGAGTAATGAGGAGGGTTAAAAGTAACCGTCAGTGTAAAGGTTTTAGACCACACCCCGACCACTAACCCTCCCTCCCCTAACTATCCAGTCTCTCGGAGGAGGTCTCTAAATAGTTACTTGACACCTCCCCGTCTAGGGGTTATATTATGGGGGACCCCCGAACCCCTACCTAACTCGGGGACACAGACCAAATACTAACTAATACGAGGAACAATGTCTAATTTTTCAGACCTAAAGAAACAATCCAGTCTAGGTAACCTGACCGAGAAACTTGTCAAACAAGTAGAGAAGGAAAGTAACAGAAACGGTGGTCAGGACGACAGGACATGGAAACCAGAGATGGACAAAAGTGGTAACGGATATGCTGTTATTCGTTTCCTTCCTGCTCCCGAAGGAGAAGATCTCCCTTGGGTGAAACTGTTCTCCCATGCCTTCCAAGGTCCTGGTGGTTGGTACATCGAAAACTCCCTGACTACCATTGGTGGTAAGGATCCTATCGGTGAACTGAACCGTGAATTGTGGAACACGGGTAACGAATCGGATAAGGAAACCGTTCGCAAACAAAAGCGTAAACTTTCTTTCTACGCAAACATCTACGTGGTCAAGGACCCTGCCAACCCTCAGAATGAAGGTAAGGTATTCCTGTACAAGTTTGGTAAGAAGATCTTCGACAAGATCATGGAAGCAATGCAACCTGAATTCGAAGATGAAACTCCTATCAACCCATTTGACTTCTGGCAAGGTGCCAACTTCAAACTCAAACTGAAGAAGGTTGCTGGTTATTGGAACTACGATAGTTCCGAGTTCGATCGTCCAAGTCCACTTCTGGATGATGATGAGGCGATGGAAGCAATCTGGAAGAAGCAGTATTCACTGACTGCCTTCACTGCACCCGATCAGTTCAAATCCTATGATGAACTGAAGAAGCGTCTTGATTATGTTCTGGGCAACAAGTCCACACGTCGATCAACCGTAGAGGAAGAAACTGAGTATGATAACTACGCAGCAACAGAACGAAAGACTGTCTCTGAAGAAGAGGTCATGCGAAAGCTTGAAGACTCCTATCAATCTTCAAAGGCAACTAATGACTTCAACTCTCCTGATATTACTCTCAGTAAAGGAGACGATGACGATGACGACCCCATGAGTTATTTTTCAAAACTGGCTGAGTCCTGATACCAAAATCGGCTTTTTGTTTCAAAAAAGCCGTAAAAAAATCCTGGGGGCTTTTTTGGCCCCTTTACTTTTTTTATTGATACAATCTAACGTTTTCTCCCCGTACTAACCTATCAGAAACATACTGACTAGACCCAGGAGTATATGGCATAAACTCTTCCATGTCATCAATAGCAAGACTCACGTAGATATCTTTCAATAAAAATATATTTCTCTTTCTGTCTTGAATTCTTGTCTCGTACTCTAAATTAGAAACTGGATAAGTCGAAGCTCTTGTAATTTGTTGTTCTAAACCAATATCATAGAAGGTAATACTCCAATCACTAGGAACAATCAATCCTCTTTCTACAATCGTTCTTTTGTCACTATCTTGAATCTGATTAGTCTCATAATGTCTAGTTTCATACATTTTTTCATAACTACCATACTTATTAAGTAGGTAATTATCAAAGGATTCTTGAGACCAAGGCCATTCAGATTCAAGATTCATAATATTATTAGATAACATTACGATCCAATCAAGATTCTGATCTCCATAAATTTTATATGCTACTTCATCAGGTCTTTCATCACCAACCACTTTATATTTGGTAAAGTATGTAATATTTTGGAAGATGTCTTCCCTAAGTTTACCTCTTTTGAAGAGATTCTTTACTTCTGTATAATCAGAAATATTATCACCACCTTTGACTCTGTTTACATAATCAAAGTTTGGTAGGTTTCTAAAATATTTTTGTGCCATCTTTAGTATCCCATTGTTACTTCTGTGTTATCAGGAATATCATCAGCATAAATTGGCATAATTTCACTAAAAGTCATTGTTAAGTCATATGCTGTCAAAGACCCAGTGGAATCAAATGTTGCATAGGAACCATCTGGTGTGTAATTTACCTGAAAGTTTGATAAAGCACAAGGTTTAAACTTATTTAGATATGGATGGTCACCACCACCTTTGTAAATATATTTCAATTCGAAAATTCTTGGTGATAACAGGAACAAATTCGAGGAACTTCTAGAAACTGCCATATTTCTTTTAAATGCTCGTATGATTCTTCTTATTTCTTCTGATTCTATCTGACTTCTTGGTGTGAGTCTAAAATTGAAACTAAAAGTTCTAAGATTAGGACCATTGAAAAGAAGCTCAAGGTTTGGATTAATTACCATACCATTTGATCTACCTACTAGATTTGCACCAACTGCCTGACCAGCAAAATATGATACAACAAATTTCTTTAAATTTGCATCATTCATTGCTTCATTAATACTTGCAGTTAATCCTGAAAATGCACCTTTTAGTTCTTCTACACTAATATTTCCTATACCTTTTATTAACCCCGCAGCTGCTTGTCCTAATACCGCTTGAACTGGATTCAATTGATCGTCTGACCAACTCACTGCATTTGTTTCACTCAATTGAGGTTGCATTGGGAAAAATATAGTTTCATATTTCTGCCCCCTTTCAATATTTTTATCACTTTTGTTATAACTAGAGTTCAACACATCCAAACCAGATGGTTTGTAATCATATGCTGTTATGGAAATATAGTCATATTCAAAGCCGGCTGGTGGCTCATGATATGGATATCTTAAAGTTTTAGCAGTACCACCTCTAATTGCGGTTGGAATTGTAGGATTAACTTCTTCTACTACACCATCTCCATTCACATCAGTAGGAAGTGGTGTAGGAGTTGGAGTTGGTGTAGGAGTTGGTGTAGGAGTTGGTGTAGGAGTTGGAGTTGGTGTAGGAGTCGTATTACTTAATGACTTGTAACTTGGTTTTGCTTGAAGATCTTGATATTCTTGTCTTGAAGTTTGACCTGAGATATTATTTTTTGCAAGAGTTAAAGTAGCACTCCTGACAGATTGAGTTAAATTGCGTAGTTGATTGGAATTTTTTCCAGTAAAATACTCAGCATACAATTTATTATTTTTGATACTATCACTTCCAGTACTTGCATTATGTTGATAAATCAACGTATCTCCAAACAATGTAACTTGATAGACATCATAGTTTCCTGTAGTTCTATCAGTAATTACTCTTATATTATCTTTTAATCTTCGGGAAGAATTCAGTAATTTTAGAGTGGCTTTATATTTGGTGGGATCGTTTACTCCTAAACTTTCCCAACCTTGAGGATCTCCGGCTGCCATATCCTTTTTTAATTATTTATCGTGAAACTTTGATATGGAATAGATCTTAAAGTCTTAAGTTCCATAGGATATACTTTGTATAGATTACTCTGTAGTTCTTCCCAAGTATAATTTTTAAACTCACCCCAGTGATAATTAAGTCCTCTGAATCCCCATCTGAATATACCAGTCACCGCAACTAAAGGGAACCTATCGTATTCAACTCTGGGTGTCTTTGCTGTATAGATGAAAGTAAAATACTTACCAACATCAGGAACAACTTCTACTTCGGTTTGAAGCTTCTCAATGATTTCTAACATCATATCATCTTCGACCCTCATGGCCTTGATACGATTGACTTCCTCTTCAGAAAATCTGTTGATTGTACTGTTCAGATACTCCTCTTGTTCTTCATCCATTAGCAGCCTTTAACTGTCTTTGTTTTGCTGGTGGGAGTGCTTTTTGTTGTGCTGGTGGGAGTGCTTTTTGTTGAGGTTCTTGAACTCTCACATTAACTTTTTGTACATCATTATTACCCTTTGAGATATTACTTGTAGGTAATGCCTTTCGTTGAGGTTGTGGTCTGATCGCAGGTCTTTGCCTACTACCAGCCATTGCTGTTGATGCTGGTCTTGCAGAGATTTGTTTGTGTTGTGGTGGTTGTTTAGCAGCAGCTGTTCTTCTTGCTACCATTGAATCCTTACCTGCAGGAAGTGCAGGACGTTCCTTACCTTGTGGTAGAGCACGTTGTTGTGTTTGGGGTTTTGAACTTCTATATGGTTGTGGTTTTCTGTCGGGTTGTTTACCTGGACCTGTTTTATCTGGTGCTGTTGCAGGTTTCATTCTATCAATAACACCCTGATCAGTCTTTTTAATTCTGTCTCTGATAGCACCACCAACACGTTTAGCAGCACCTGTGGCAGCACCTGTGGCAAGTTTACCAAGACCAGTTGATGGTCT